CCGGCTTCTACGGTCCGACCGGCTCCGGTGTGACTGTCAATGAAAATACGGCGATGCGGCTGTCGGCTGTCTTCGCCTCAATTCGCGTGATCGCGGAGACTCGCGGCTCTTTGCCCATCCATGTTTTCGAAAAAAAGAAGAGCGGCAAACGGGCGATTGTCAATCAGCATCCGGTGTCCATCGCACTGTCGACGCAGCCGAATGACGACATGACGCCGATGGTCTGGTCGGAGACTTGCACGGCCCACGTGTTGAGTTGGGGCAACAGCCCATGCGAAATCGTATGGGGGGATAGCGGGGAACTGGTCTCCCTGATCCCGCGACATCCTTCGTTGGTGACGCCGTATCGCGATGCGAGCGGTGAACTGATGTTCGAGGTCAATCCGGAATCGCAAGAGCGGCCCCGGAATCTCGACCGATCGCAGATGATCTGGGTTCCTGGCCTGGGTGGCAACGGAATCATCGGTTGGTCACCGATTCGGCTTGCGGCTGAGTCTATCGGGATCGGCCTTGGCCAAGATCAAATGGCGGCAGCCTACTTCGGCAACAAGGCGAAGCCGGGTCTGGTCGTCACAGCCCCCGGACTGATGGAAGACACGGCTTACGCGAGGCTGAAAAACGAACTCGATTCGCAGTATCAGGGGAGCAATGCCTTCCGCGCGTTGTTGCTCGAAAACGGGCTGACGGCTGCCCCGCTCACGATCCCCATGAACGAAGCGCAGTTCCTGGAATCTCGCGAGTTCCAGGGGGAAGAAATCGCGTGCCGATGGTATCGGCTTCCGCCCCATGTCGTCGGATTCTTGCGGCGGGCCACGTTCTCGAACATCGAGTCTCAAGACTTGTATTTCGAAAAACACACAATGCGGCCTTGGCTGATCCGCTTCGAACAGGAAATGAATCGGAAGCTATTTGGCCGGAACGAATGGGGCCGGTTCTACGTGAAGCACAACGTTGATGCGCTGTTACGAGCGGACATCAAAACGCGGTATGAGGCCCATAAGTCCGCGATTCTCTCGGGCTGGATGAACCGAAACGAAGTGCGGGAAATGGAAGACCGCGACCGGGTGGCCGGGCTGGACGATTACCCGCTGCCCGAGGCGATTTTTGGCAAGTCAGCCCAAGCCGGTGGGGAGCCGAAGGAAGGGACCGACGATGGAAAATCTGGAACTGCGGACGGTCAGTAGGCCGCTCGAACTCCGCAAAGACGGCGAAACGCTGATCCTGGAAGGGTACGGAGCGGTTTTCTATCGCGATTCCGACCCGGATGGGACGCAGTTCCGCCTATGGGGAAATACCTTTGAGCGGATCATGCCGGGCGCCTTCGACGAAGCGTTGCAGCGACCGGACGACGTTCGCTGTCTGTTCAACCATGACGTCAACATCCTGTTGGGCCGAAGTGAGTCCGGGACGTTGAAGCTGTCTGTTGATGCCATCGGCTTGCGTTTTGCCTGCCAGTTACCCGACGACGAAGACGGCCGGCGCGTCGCGTCCAAGATTCAGCGCGGCGACGTCTCGGGCTGCTCGTTCGGCTTCATCGCGGACAAGGAAAAGACGACGTGGCGTGAAGTCGGCGACACGGTTCTTCGAGAGGTTGGAAGCGTACGCCTGTATGACGTCGGGCCGGTGACCTATCCCGCCTACAAGGGAACCGAAGTGTCGGTCGCAAAACGGTCATATGAGGACTTCACGGCGTCCCATCGTTCGCCGCGAACGCTCGCCGGGCTGGAACTGTCACGGCAAATTCAAAAACTCACATAGCAACCAGAAACGACCGCCGTGGTCATAGATACTGGTTGATTGCGTTTCGCTAACCCTGTTCATGGAAGGTTGTAGATGACTCTTAAAGAAATGCTGGAACGGCGGAACGCTGTTAACGCCGAACTGAAGTCGACGGAAGAGAAGCGATCGAAAGACAAGGATCGCGAGTTTTCCGCCGAAGAAAAAGAGCGAGTCACCGTCCTGATGGACGAGCGGACTGACCTGGATGGCAAGATCGCGGCGAAACAGAAGGAGCAAAACGACCAGTGGAACACTCGGTTTGCTTCGATGCTGGCGACTGCCGGAAACGACGGCGGCAGCACGCATGTTCGCGGGCCTGAACCGCGAGCGAGTTGCGACCCGGTCGACAATCCCGACGGCGCGAAGTACAGCGTTCTCCGTGCGATTCGGATGCGAGCCGAGGGCAAGGAAGTCGACGGCTACGAAGGGGAAATCTCTCAGGAAATCGCCAAGCGGTCCGGCAAGTCGGCTCAAGGGTTTTTCCTTCCGCTGTCTCTGCCGATGGAGGCTGAACGGCGCGACTTCGACACGACCGCCGGGGCCGGTGCAATCCAGACGACGAAGCTGTATTCCCGCTTTATCGATATGCTGCGGAACCGGATGACGGTCGCAGCTATGGGTGCCACGTTCCTTACGGACATGGTTGGTCCCTTCGAGATTCCGAAACAGACGGGGACCGGCGCTGCGTACTGGGTGACCGAGGGGAATTCCCCGACTGAATCGGCTCAGGCAATTGGTCAGGTTGCTTTCACGCCAAAGACGGTCGGTGCGTTCACTGACATCACGCGAAAGTTCCTCAAGCAAACCAGTATGGATGGCGAGCGTTTTGCTCGCAATGACCTTGCTCGCGTGCTTGGGCTTGAGACCGACCGCGCGGCTTACAACGGCTCCGGCTCCGGCGCCGAACCGACTGGGATTTTGCAGAACGGCAGCATTACCACGGTCGCCATCGCCACGGATGGCGGTGCCCCGACGTGGGAAAAGATCGTGGCGCTTGAATCCACTGTTGCGGCCGTGAACGCCGACGTTGGCGGCATGGGATATGTGACCAGCGCCGTCGGGCGAGGGAAGCTCAAGACGACCGTCAAAGTCTCGAACTTCCCGGAATACCTGTGGGGCCGTGACAACATGGTCAACGGGTATCGGGCGGTGGCCACGAACCAGATTCCCAGCAATCTGACGAAGGGGAGCGGCACGAATCTGACGGCGATGATCTTTGGCGACTTCTCCACGGTCCATATCGCGATGTGGGGTGGTGTCGACGTCCTGGTTGACCCGTACAGTCTGTCGACGGCGGGATCGGTTCGCGTGGTCTGTCTGCTGGATACGGACATCAAGTTCCGCAACACGGAAAGCCTCGCGAAGATCGTGGACATGGTCCGCACGTAATTTTGACGCTCGCTGTTCTGGCGAGCGATTGTAAGTGCCAGCCGGGTAGGTGTGTGGATGGTGGGGACCAAGCACATTCCTGCCCGGCTGCCATTCTTTCTAAGGAATGATTCCATGCTTGTTGTTATGACGAAGGAAGCTCTTGTTGGTGAGCGTGTCCACGCTGCCGGCGAAGCCGTGGAAGTCGCTGAAGACCGAGGCAAGGCATTGATTGCTGAAGGGGTCGCTCAAGAAGGCGAGTTGGACGCGGAACACGTGGCTTTGGTTAAAGCGGCCACCGTGCCGAAGGGACGCAAGGCAAAGAACTAGGCGGACGACCGATGACCGAACCTCTTACACTCGCCGAAGCGAAGTCGCATCTTCGGATCACTCATTCATCCGAAGACGATTACATCACGTCGCTAGTCCAGGCGTCACGGCTGCAAGTCGAACGCGATTCCTGGCGAGCGATTGTAAGGGGTTCGCGAGTCGCCACGCTGACGGATTTCCCGCCGGGAAGCGATCCGATTTACCTGCCATCCCCGCCGCTGGTCAGCGTCGAAAGCGTCGTCTATCTGGACGGCAACGGGGACGAACAATCGGTTGAAGGATTCCGCGTTGACGCGACCCACGAACCGGGATTGATCGTTCCAGCCTACGGGGAGTCATGGCCCGAGACTCGGGCCGGTGTCGGTGCCGTGACGATCACGTTCACCGCTGGCTACGCGGATGGCGAAGTCCCTGAGGACATCCAGCATGTGATTCGCTTGAAACTGTCGGAACTCTATGAGAATCGGTCTCCGGCAGTGTCGGAGCGACGAACCACGTATGACCGTATGGTCGAACTGATCCGGTTCCGCGACTACCGGATTCGCGGAACATTGCTGGGGGATGTCAATGGCTTGGGCATGTGATCGGCACGGGGCCGGGGCGCTGGTCGATCTTGTCACGATTCAGAAACTGAAGCCAGCGGCTGCGACGAACAGTTATGGCGAAGTGTTGCAATATGACTCCAACCAATGGGAAGCCCATTGCCAAGAGTGGGCCGAAATCCAACTCGCTGGTGGCGACGAACTCAATCAACCCACGCAGCAAGTTGCCGTTCGTCGGTGGGCTGCTCGCGTCCGGTTCAATCCTTCGACGGCGGCAATTACGACCTTGATGCGGGCCGTTCTCCCTGCTGGTGAAGTGCTCTATATCACACGCGCAGGCGACCCAACCCGCGACCGTCGATGGGTCGAACTGGAACTGCGGGAGTCCCCGTAATGGGTCGCGACGTCAACCATATCGGGGCTGTCGAAAGACGGCTGATGGCGTTGTATCGGTCCGGAGCCCCGAAAGCGGCAATGTCTGGCCTGAGAGCATATGCCCGAGAGACCGAGAAAGGCATCAAGGACGCGATCCCCGGTCAGTATCGCGAGGCTCGCAAGACCACTGGTCGCAAGGTCCGCAAGAACGGCGATGAAGTCGTTGCGAAGGTCGGACTGGGCGTCGGAAAGCAGTCCGCGAGCAAAAGACCCCGTAAACGAAGCGGCGGTGTCGGACTCTCGAAGAACAACATTCATTGGGCTGTCTTTGGCGTGTCCGACCGCGTGACGAAGTCCGGCAAGAATCGCGGTCGACACGATGGATTCCTTGCGGGGGTCGTCAAGACCGGCGCGTCGAACGCGGAACTTCGCGCCGCACTGGCAGCCCGCGAGGCCGTGAAAAAAGAACTTGAAAAGGCGTTGAAATGAAGGGTGACCTGCGAACGCTGCTGCTGTCTCAATCGTCGATCACCAGCATTGTCGGCGAGTCCGGCGTGTTTGTGACGGACGCCAAGCAAGGTGCCCCGCTTCCTTACGCGGTCATCAGTCAGACTGACTCGGATGAGTTCAACACGCTGGACGCCCCAAGTGGGTCGTTCCGCGCGTTGGAGATCGAAATCGAATCCAAGGGACGAACGGCAGAGGAAGCCGATCGACTTTCGGAAACGATCAGGGGATTTCTGAAGGATTACAGCGGAGCGGCTGGGACGCAGGTTATCGACGCCGTGATTGTCGAAGGGCAATTCGAGTCGAAAGAGCGTCCGGTCAACGGCAGCGATCAGAAGACGTTTGTCGTCACGCTGGAACTGACGATCCAGTATCACCCGTCATAAGGGGCATGCGATGGCCATCGTGCGAAGCAAGGGAACCGTTCTGAAGATGACCATCGCCACCGTCTTGACGGCGGTTGGGCAGATGCTGTCGCTGGAATTCTCGGAAGCGGAGAATGAGACGTTCGAGGCGGATTACCTGGACAATGCGGACGCCGGAATCCCGTACAAGAGCACGGGCCGAACCGAGGGCGGCGAACTGTCGTACGAAGGGTGGTTCGATCCCGCTCTGGCTGGCCATCAGGCCATTACCGATCTTCTGACGAACCCGGAAGCTGGCGGGACTGAATGTCAGGTCGTGTACGCCGATGCGGCCGAAACCGAATGGGACTTCACCGCCGCCGGTGCTTCCCTTGGGGTCGCTGTCGCTCTGAACGAGGGCCTGAAGTGCAAGGGTAAATTCAAGCTCGACGGACTGGTCACTTACCCCACGTAAAAGGAATTGATCCGTGAAGGCGAAACTGATTCGTGATATGCCGAGGCCGAAAGGTCAAGTGGCTCCGGCGGGTGAGGTGATCGACCATCCGAATGCCTGGAGACTCGTTCGGATGGGTGTTGCCGAGCCTGCCGACGACGAGTGCCGGGCGAAGGCCGATATGTCGCCCGAGAAAATGGAGCGGGCGAAGGTTCGCTATGAGCGGACAGACCTTGGCATTCACCCGGAAGACTTCGCGGCTTTTGACTCCGGATGGATGGTCGGGTACGACCACGGAGAAGGCGGCGAGAAGACTCCGCAGCGCGATGCGTTGGGGAACACGTCGAATGTCTGGAAGCCCGGTCCGAAGTGGGGCGAATACGCGGCCCTGTTGGACGCCCGCGAAAACGAACTCCTAGAAGACGACGACGAAGAAGAAGGCGAGTAATCGCGTCGCTGGCGGGCCGGTGCTCAACCAAGGGTCATAACCTTGGATTGCGGGGTTCAACACCCCGGCCAGCTATTGCCAATCCTGTTTCAGTCCCCATGTTGAAGGTATCCCGAATGTCTCTGTTGACCCGTGAAGAACTGCTGTCACCGGCGACCCGTCGCTATGAAGATTTTCAGACCTACGATGGTCGCCAATTCCGCGTTCGCTCTCTGACGGAGCGCGAACGGTCGGAATTCGAAGCTGCGATCCTGGACGGCAATGGTCGCCCGAAACGCGATCGACTGGTCGCCGCGCGACGTCGCCTGATTTGCATGACGCTCGTTGGCGCTGACAACGAACTCCTGTTCGGCCAGTACGATGAATCGGCCATGAAGGCGCTGGCCGAACAAGATGGCCGCTTGATGGACGACATCTACGAAGCGGCGGCGACCCACTGCGGGATCAAGAATTCCGACGTGGAGGCCATCGCAAAAAACTCGTAGGGAACCCCCGCCGTCGACTGGCGATGCGGCTCGCTCGCGGGTGGGGGTTCTTCAATGTTGACGCTGCTCTTGATGGACTATCGCCCGCTCAATTTGACGAGTGGGCAGCGTTCGAGCGGCTGGAACCATCGACACCCGAGCGGCTGCACGCACAGTTGGCAGCGATCGGCGGGGCAATTCTCTACGAGTTGCAAGTCATCAGCTATTACCTCGCCCCGCTTGTCTTGAGCCGTGAGGATGCCGAGAACCTGAAGCCGCCGAAGGTTCCGGATATGGAGCTACTCGACCCCGGCCGGCCGGCCGATCCCACCTCGCGAAAGAGGAAACCAGTCAAGGCAAGTAAGTCCGACGAGTTCGTTTCACCGGCGATTGCCATGGCGATGATGCGGAGCCAAGTCAGGAGCGCGTAATGTCAGCAATCGGTGATCTGGTCGTGAATCTGGTCGCGCGAACGAAACAGTTCACGGGGCCGATGCGCAACGCCATCGGGAGTCTCTCGGAACTGGCGGACCGGGCGTCCGCCCGACTGGGTCAGATTGCCAGTTCAGCGGCGAACGTCGGCGTCGCCGCTGGTGTGACCAGTGGAGCCATCTACGGCATTGCGACCGCGACGCAGGCACTTGGCGGCAGCGTGCCGCTCTTGTCGTCTCTGGCCGGCGCGTTCGGAATTGTCGCCAAGGCGGCGGGTGGAACGGCAAGAG